TTAAGGATGAATCATTTTTACCTGTAATTTATTCAGCAGATCTAAAAGATGATTTTAAATGCCCTAAAACTTGGGCTAAAGCTAATCCGTGTTTAGGGGTTAGCATTAGACAAGATTACTTAGAGCGTGAGGCTATGAAAGCTGCTGAGTTGCCTAGTTATGAAAATACATTTAGGCGGCTTCATTTAAATCAATGGACTGAGCAAGATATACGTTGGTTGCCTATGGACCGCTGGGATGAAGCAGAAGGATTTAAAGAATTTGAGAATCGTCCATGTTATGCAGGTTTAGACTTAGCAAGTACTACAGATATAACTGCTTTAGTCTTAGTTTGTCCAGATGAAGATGGTTGTTTTGATGTTAAGCCATTCTTTTGGATACCCTCAGAAAATGCTATAAGACGAGAGCGTAAAGACAAAGTACCCTATACAACGTGGATTAAACAGGATTATATTAAGGTTACTGAGGGTGATGTAGTTGATTATGATCAGATCAGAATTGATATATTAGAAATTTCTGAAAAATATAACATTAAAGAGATAGCGGTAGATAGATGGAACGCTACTCAGATAGTTACTCAGCTTGATGGTGAAGGTTTAAATATGGTGATGTTCGGTCAGGGCTATCGGTCAATGTCAGCACCAAGCAAGCATTTAGAGGCTTTGGTAATGAGCCGTAAATTAAGGCATGGGGATAACCCAGTAATGAACTGGATGGCAAGTAACGTAAGTATTGAGAGTGATCCAGCAGCTAACATTAAACCTAGCAAAAGAAAATCAACAGAAAAAATAGACGGTATCGTAGCTACCGTAATGGGGCTAGCTCGAGCAGGAGCAGCTTTAGAAGATGGACAAAGCGTATATGAAGATAAGGGGTTTACGATAATATGAGTGTTTTTGATTGGTTTAAAAAAGAGGATAGGGCTACATTAGCCACCCCTACCACTTGGCTATTTAACAGCCTAACTGGTGGTAGATCATCGAGTGGCATTAATGTAAATGAAACTTCAGCTTTAAAATATTCGGCTCTGTATGCTTGTGTAAGGCTTATTAGTGAATCTGTAGCAAGTTTACCCTTGCATACTTATCAAAGGTCTGAGAATGGAAAAGAGAGGCTCAGAGAACACCCTATAGCAAGATTACTTAGAAACCCTAATAAAAATATGACTTCATATACATTTAGAGAGGTTTTGATGGGTCATTTATTAACGTGGGGTAATTGCTATGCGGAGATTGTTAGAGATGCTTCAGGGCTAGCTGTAGAGCTTAGACCGATTACACCAGATAGGGTTAGGGTAGATGTCGATGAAACTGGTACTATTAGATATATTGTAGATGAGCAAGTAACCTTAGAATCTGATGAGATTTTTCATATTGCAGGTTTAGGCTTTGATGGGATTATAGGATATACGCCTATTACACTTGCTAAAGAATCGATTGGTTTAGGGTTAGCTGCTGAGCAATTTGGCGGCTCATTTTTTAGTAATGGTGCTAGATTAGGTGGAATACTACAACACCCAGCGAAGTTATCGCAAGAAGCAGCTGATAGGCTTAGAGAATCATGGGGCAATACATACAGTGGGTCTAATAAAACTGGCAAAACTGCTATTTTAGAGGAAGGTATGAGTTTTACTCAGCTTGGCATACCGCCTGATGATGCTCAATTCCTAGAAACTAGAAAGTTTCAAGTAGATGATATTGCTCGCTGGTATGGTGTACCTCCTCATATGGTGGGATCTATGGAAAGTGCTACATTTAGTAACATTGAGCATCAGCAAATTGAATACGTTACTCACACCTTACGTTCATGGCTTGTACGATGGGAGCAAGAGTTACAGCGGAAAATTTACATGGATGAGGATATTTACCCTCAGTTTATTGTTGATGGTCTGCTTAGAGGCGATACTAAGACTCGGTATGAATCTTACAGAGTAGCAAGAGAAACAGGCTGGCTATCTGTAAACGAAATAAGAGCCTTAGAGGATATGCCATCTATTGAGGGTGGTGATCAGTTTATACAACCTCTTAACATGGGTACAGTAGGAGAAACTGAGGAAGTAGACGCTAGAAATTGGCAACAACCATTACTTACTGATGCATTATCAAGAGCAAAAAGACTACAAGAAAATGCTGAGCGTAATGCTTTAAAGCGTAAGGGCGATTATTACGGTGAGTGGCGTGATAAATGGGCTAGAGAGGATTTACCACCATTAATAGCTGAAATAATAGAGCCTGTATTAGATGCTATAGAGCCTGATGCAGATATTATCAATATTGCTAAAGAATTTATATTTACAGAGAGAAGCGTAGAAGAATTTGCTAAACACGTGCTAGGGGGTTTAAATGGATAGAGAAAAAAGACATATTAACATTAGTGCATCAGAGCTTAGATTTGCTGATGGTGAAAAAAGAACTTTAGAAGGTTATGCTAGTGTATTTAATTCGCCAATAGATTTAGGGCGATTTGATGAAGTTATAGAGCGTGGTGCTTTTGCTAGGTCTATAAATGAGAAGCATGATGTTAGAGCATTAGTGGACCATGATACAGGGCGTGTAGTTGGAAGGACCAAAAACGGTACTTTAGAGCTACGAGAAGATAATCATGGATTATTTACCAGAATTAGCTTGCCAGATACTCAAGAAGGTAGAGATTTAGCAACTTTAATAGGTAGAGGTGATCTAGACGGTATGAGCTTTGGTTTTACAGTAGAATCAGAAAGATGGGAAAAAGAAGAAAAAAGGTCCACAAGATATATTGAGGATGTTAATTTATTTGAGGTTTCAGTAGTAGCATTTCCAGCATATGAATCTACAGAAGTAGCTTTAAGGTCTATGCCTAAAGATAATGTATATGAGCCTAGAAAATCTAAGCTTAAAAAACTAGAACTAGAATTAAAATTAAAATCATGGCAATAATTGAATGTTTCAATCGTTGTTATTTGGGGTATTCTCGCCGATGCGGTTTAAACCCAAAAATTACACATTTTTTAAATTTATGCCGATGCAGTATTTATTAAGTGTTGTGCTATTCGTACAGCCTTAATAAGGCTGCAATTTTTTTTACTTAAGAGGTTATTATGGAACAAACTACAACAGAACTAAAACAATTAAGAGCTAAGCATATTAACGATATGCGAAGTATTATTGATGTTGCAGACGGTGAAGGCAGAAGCCTTAACGGCGAAGAGCAACAAAAATATGATCGTATAGATAAAGAAGTAGAAGCTTTATCTCAAACTATTGATAGAAGAAATAAACAGCTTAAAGTTGAAAGCATGTTAAAAGATTTGCCAGAAGCTCGTACAGCTGCTAAATCAATGACTAAAGCTGAAAGATTAAATTCTGATGAATATCGTAGTGCTTTTGATAAATACATGAGATTTGGCGCTCATTCATTAGTAGGTGATGAAGCTCGAGCCCTCCAAGAGGGAACGGATTCTGAAGGCGGCTATCTCACAGAAACCGTATTAGAGCGTACACTGGTCCAAACACTTCAAGATCAGAACGTAATGAGACAGCTAGCTATGGTTATCAACACTACTAGCGATAGAAATATACCAGTAGAAAGTACTGTAGGCAGTGCCACGTGGACAGCAGAAGAGGCATCTTATACCCAAAGCGATAGTGCCTTCTCACAAATTTCGTTATCAGCATATAAAATTGCTACGATTATGAAAGTCAGTGAAGAGCTAATGCAGGATAGCGTATTTAATATGGCTGATTATATCGGACGTAACTTTGGTAGACGCATCGCAGAAGCAGAAGAAGCAGCCTTTGTAGCTGGTAATGGCTCAGGTAAGCCAACTGGTGTAACTGCTGGAGCTTCTGCTGGTGTTACAGCTGCAAGTGCAACAGCTATTACTTCAAATGAAGTATTAGACTTAATGTACAGTCTTAAGCGACAATATCGCCGAAACGGCTCTTGGTTGATGAACGATAGCACCATTAAAGCTATCCGTCAGCTTAAAGACTCTAACGGTCAGTATCTCTGGCAACCAGCTCTAAGTGCTGGTGATCCAGATACAATAGGTGGTAGACCAGTATTTGCTAGCTACGATATGCCAGCTATTGCTACTGGTAACATTAGTATTCTTTTCGGTGATTTTGGTATGGGTTATGTAATTGCTGATAGAGGAGCTACTAGCTTCCAGCGATTGAACGAACTTTATAGCGAAAATGGATTCGTGGGTTTTAGAAGTTACCGCCGTACAGACGGTAAAGTCGTACTTTCAGAAGCTATTAAGAAGCTAACACAAGCTTAATGCTTATTCGCTACCTCATACTTAGCGGTATGGGGTAGTTTTATGAAAATTGAAATGATAGAAAGTGTATGTACTGCTTTAGGTGCATTTAATCAGGGCGAAATTTACGAGGTAGATGATGCTCAGGGTAAAGAGTTTATT